CGGGTTGGGCTTCACGCCGCCCAGGTCCGTGTGCATCACCGCACCGCCGGCCCGCAGCTGGAGAAGGCATGACTGCTCAGCCGAGTGGACTTCGCACAGCGTCGCGAGGGCTTCGCCGTCGCCGGTCGTCAGGACGCCCATCCGAGTCAGGATGCCGGCGAGCTCGTGCCACTTGGCCACGGCCACCTCGTCCACCGCGAGACGCTCGGGCATCGGCGGGACACCCGGCGGCATGCTGGGCTCGCGGCCTGCACGCTTTTTCGCGGTGCCTTCAAGGATTCGTAGACCCGTCGGCTTCGGCCGTCGCCCTGCTTTTGCCATGGTGGCCTCCTGCTAATGGGCCGGCTAAGGG